AGTTGATCTCTGCGGTATATTGCACCACCGAAATCGCAGTTGATCCAATGAACGGTCACTCGATCAAAGACCTTGTCTACAACCACACCTATTCTATTTAGCTCATCCACAAATATCTCTGTGTTAAGTCTTACTAAACTGCCTACTTGCATATTAACTCCAATTTATGTTTAACTCTGCCTATTGAATACTCATTCTCATCACCATCAGCCCATGAGACAGCTATACACCACTCATCTATATATGTGACCAACCCCAGATACTCTTGACCGTTATCTTCTGTCCATTTAATTATACTGCCTATCTGCATACTTTTGTCCACTTACTATGTTCAATCATTTCCATGACTGTTTCGTAGTCTATATCTATTGTCTCATCGCTCTTGACTAGACGACAGCCAAGCTGTCTATTATCATCATCCTTGTGCATTACTAAAATATGGTTCCCGTTTGAGGGAACACAAATGAGATCCCCAACGCATATGTCTTTTATTCTAAGCATGAAAGCCTCCTGTTTTTTCTTGACACTTATAATATAATATGTTATGATAAATTATCAAGGACATTTTTTGTCCGCTTTTTTCAAACGAGATCTGTGGACAACTGATTTCGTCATGTGTCTCGGCCACAGGATCTCAAAGAGATCAAGCCCTAAATCTCGGTGGACTACACCAAGCTGAAGGGCTATGCGCTGAGACTCGACTCCTTCGACTGGTGTGGTGAACACCATCTGAATGAGGTCGCCAACTCTAAAAGAGGTACAATGTTTCAAACTCATAATTACTCCATCGGTTTCAATCATACTGTATCAAGATGGTTCAGAGATAGCAAGGACATTTTTTGTCCACAAACTTATAAATCGTTATCCTCATGTGTGCGTTCCTTATTTATAGGGATCAAGACCTTTTCGTCTATGAAAAGAGTTAATGTTGGTTGGTCTACCCAATTGACCCTAAATGCACTATATTCACTGTGTCTTTCAACAACAAGACCGATGCCCAACGGATGCACTTTGTGTGTGACGAGATCACCGAGCTTAGCTATGACTATAGTTTTGTTAAGTTTTTTTTCGTCGGGTTGTATAGTTTTGTTAAGTTTTTTGTTTTCAATTTTCTTCTCAATCATTTCTCTTTCCTGTTCGTAAAGTCTTTTGGATAGCACGACCCACTTTTCGGTTTCCACACCTCTGTGGTTGATGCCTTTGACAAATAATATTCGATTAACAATATCAGAAAATACTTTTGATCTTTTAATTTTTTTCATTTGTTGTATCCATGAATATATCATAACATTATTAAGAGTGTATGTCAAGCTAGATTCTATTAAATATGAATTTTTTTTTGTAATTGTTCTCTCGTGTCCACTCTTCTATTTCCTCGTATGTAACGTGTAAGCGCACAGCGTCTATGTACAATTCAAAATGTTCAATTAGTAAAAGCTTGTCGTCTATTTGTTTCTTTTCTTTATCAGTTCGAGTGTCGTTAAATGGAAACAAGCATTTCATATTTAGATACTCTGCCCAAAGCTCCATCAGTTGATCGTCGAGCCAGAGAAAATACACTATCTTTTGTTCTTTAGACTCTGGGAGTTCTAACTCCGTGAGTCTTTTTTTGTATGACGGGCAATCCTTGTAACTCATGACGGTAACGTCCCCGTAGGCGAGAGGGAGGGGGGTAGTAGTAGGGTAGTAGTACCGGAGGAGGCAATAATTTTTATCTTATTGTCTTCAACCAAACGAGCAAATGCTCGAACACCTATGACTGTTATGTTACCATCGAGATAATGTATCTCATAGTTGTCCCTCCAGCTTAATATATCGTTGTCAAAGTTCATCTTTCCCATCCTGATGACTTTGGCGATGATTCCTATTTTGCCATTATCCTCAATTAGGGTGCCAACTTTTAGAACTTCCATCCTTCAAGATCCCCAATATATCTTTTCTGCTTAAGAAGTAGAACCTATTAACCACGACAATCGTTTCTATGAAAGCGGGCATACCAGTGAATGGATTCAGTTCTACCGCTATAGCACTGGAGTGATCACTCTTGCTAACAAAGCCTTTAATTAATAAACCATCATGATCGCTAGGATACCCGTGAAAATATAGGCTTTTCCCATCTAAAACGACATTTCTATTATTGACATAGCTGACTACACTTGTATGTTCAAATTCACCCAGTGGTAATAGTATCGCTATGTCGTTATCTAAATTGGCCCACAACGGTATGGCGGGGATCATATTTCCGTTGCGCTCCCGGATCACTATTCTATCAAAGTCTTGTACTACATGCGAGGCTGTTATAACAAACTGCTTGCTTCCTATTTTAAATGCGTTACCTGAACCGTGCCCATTTCTAAAGCCGTTCGTTCCATAAGTATCAATACGCACCGAAGATTCTACTGCTTTATTTATTCCTGTATTATAGCTTTGAGTTACCTTAGCGACTTCAAAATCAGTCGTTGTTTCATCCTCGTAATAAAACACTTGACAAGCGAAAACAATTAGAATAAACCAGAACACATCGCATACCTCCTATTGTAACTAGGGGCACACTTACTAAACACACAATTATACTTGTTGGCTATTTGTTCTGGCATTGTTATTGAATCTTAAATTAATCTCTTAACAATTGTATGTTGTTTCTATTAAGCTTTTCTTGGATCTGTGTGGCAGAGCCTACAACAATGTAGTTCTGAAAGCCACCCTGACCTGACATGGTTATCTCCGAGAATCTTACCTCTTGGTCAAAGCCAACATCAATTTTGCCTTCTCTAAGTAATGCATTGTATTGATCACAGTCCTTCACTATTGAAATGTGAGCGGGGTTTATAAGTATCTTACTTAGATAAAATTCCTCTTGTAGGTTGTAAACAGTTATTAATTCAAGCACATCTATCCTCCTCTTTTATTTGATACACGAATCTGAGTGGTAGTGTCCACTCACCATCATTAAATGCTATGACACACTGCTCGTTATCTAGGTGTCTTTTAAAAAGACCAATCTTTGGCTCGTCAGTTTTATCGATAGCAGAAAAGAAATCCAATTGCATGTTGGGAGATCTAAATCTGTATACCTCAGAAGGAACATGTACTAGATCACCCGTCTTCAGGTTCTGCTTGTTCATTGGCATCTCCGGTTTGTTCTCGTTCAACAATTCCGTTATATCCTTGTAATATTGAGAAACAGTCTTCGAGGGTTTGGTCATATTTGGCTAACTCCTTTCTAGTCAGGTCTATTTGTTTTAAGATACGAGGAATATCCTCCTCACTAAATTGATCTCTTACTCTGTGAAACAAACCTAGCTGGTTGTTAAGTTTAGCCTCAGAATGTTGTATTAGTTTTTCAACTTCTTCTATTATATCTTCCGTGTCTACGGTGTAGCTTATTCGTACTCTCATAAAGCCTCCTGTTGTTAAGTGAGAATACCACCATACAAAGTGGTAGTAAGTAGACCTACCATTGTGGTGATTATTATCCACATTAGTTTAGATGTGGTTTCCTTCCATTGCTCTAATGCTTTAAGCCTAGCGTACAAACCCTGTTCAGGGTCGTATACAGCTTGTTTGATGTGCTTAACGTCATCTACCATTTCTTCTTGCTTTTCTGCCATTCTTTCAAGGTTCATTTTCATTTCAAGAATAGCAGTTGTCAGTTGTTGTAATTGATCATCAGTCATAGTAAAGTAAATAGTTTAGTGCTTAACTATGGCATGATTTGTTGTGATCAAAGTTGAAGCAACTGAGGTAGCATTTTCAATCGCAGAAATTGTAACCTTAACCGGATCTATAACACCTGTAGAGAATAGATCTTCGACATTTCTGTTCATAAAATTATAGCCATGATTGGCGGCAGAGGAAGAAACCTTCTGATAGATTATATCAGGTGACTCTCCTGCGTTCAAACACATCTGGGCCAAGGGAGCCCGGCAGGATTCAAACACAATGTTGATTCCCAGTTGTTGTTCGTTGGCACTAACCAACAAATTAGACTCACTGATCTTGGCTAACACCGAACCTCCACCAGCAATCATGCCCATCTCCTGACCGGAGCGAACAGCTTCAAGTGCGTCTTCGACTCGGTGTTTCTTTTCAATCATCTCGATTTGAGATGCCGCGCCAACGCGTATGACAGCCACCCCAGATGCAAGCCTAGTAATCCGCTCCTGTAAGCGTTCACACTCTTTAAGAGAATCCGTTTGGCTAATCTCTGTCTTAATCGCTTCGATCTTCTTGTCGATCTCATCATGGTCTGCTTTACCTCCAATAATAGTGCTCCAGCCTTTGTTGATAGATATCGATTTACACTGTCCAAAGTGCCCTAATTGGACATCTTTTAGTTGCAAACCATCTTCCCTAGTCAATAGGGTTGCTCCGGTTGACAAGCACAAATCTTTTAGTATATTACGACGTTCTTCACCATATCTGGGTGCTTTTACAGCGGCTACCTTCATAGTTCCTCGAACTGAATTCATTATGAGGGCAGCGAGAGCTTGTCCTTCGACCTCGGAGGCCACAATAAGTAATGGTCGGGACTCTCTCGCTGCTAACTCTAATGTTGGATAAATCTGCTCGACAGTCTCAACCTTTTGATCTGTGACCAAGATCAGCGGTTCGTCGTATTCCACACAGCCAGTTCTCTCATTAGTTATGAAAGCATTCGCAGCATAGCCAGAATCAAATCTGAAACCTTCAATAAGGTCTAAAGAGGTCTTCATTGATCTTGCTTCCTCAATCAAAACAGATCCATCTTTACCTGCTGAGTCTACCGCTGTGGCTACTAGATTTCCAATCGTTTCATCATTATTCGCAGAAATGGTTGCGATATGCATGATGTCTTCTTTAGAGCGAATAGGTGTTGCTTGTTCTTTGAGCTTATCAACGATAAACTCACAGGCTACATCCATCCCTCTCTTGAGTTCAATAGGAGACACGCCAGTCGCAATGTACTTTTGTGCTCCTTTGATCATCGCTCGTGC